TGATGATAGTTTAGAAGGTGTTATTGCACTAAGCAATCGAGTTACTGATGCATTAGTAGAACAAATGTTGATGACGGATGAAGAATTGGAAAGGGAAATATGTAATAAGTGGGTTGTACAATATAGAACACATCTAATGTATACTCTTTCGACATTTTGGGATTAAAACAAACAATAAAACAAACAATAAAATATAGAGTATATATTATAGAATGGGGCTAGTAAAATCAAGTTTAACATTTTCTCTCTATGCTCAGGTAATAACTACATTTTTAGGATTTATTGGTTTAATATATCAGGTGCGCCCAAGAGATGAAGTTTTGCGAGAGATATTAACATTAGAAACAGTGGTTCAAGTAATAGAATTTACATTCTATTTTTGGTTTAGCTATATGTATAAAAAGAATGTTGATAAGAGCGACATAGCAAAATACAGATATTATGACTGGGTATTTACTACACCGATTATGTTATTTAATACAATTGTTTATTTTGAATATAATAATCGTCTACAGAATAAATCTACATCAAATAGCAGTACAGGATGCAATGATCGTCCTTTAACTCTTCAAGAATTTTTTGATAACAATAAAAATAATATAATACTTATAGCTATTTATAATTTCCTTATGTTATTGGTAGGATATTTACAGGAAATAGGTGTAATTAATATATGGGCATCATCTATATTAGGTTTCTACTTTTTATATTTAACATTTGAAAAAATATACGTCGAGTATGCGGTTAAATCATCTACAAATTTACCTATATTTTGGTTGATGTCATCTATATGGTCTCTATATGGTCTAGCGGCGATGTTACCATCAAATTATAAGAATTTCTCGTATAATATCTTAGATATCTTTAGTAAAAATTTCTATGGTCTTTACATTGCTTATCGTATTTATGAAAATAGAATAAACTAGCCTGTAATATCTAATATCTAATATCTAATATCTAATATCTAATATTATTGCTTTAAATATTTTAATGCGGATAATATTACAAGTTCATCATCGGTTAGCTTACGAAAGAGGAAAATTTCATCCATTCTTAATTGTATATGGCGATGAGTGATAGTTTTCAGTTTTAAATGTATACCATCGCTGTTTATTTCTACATCACATACGAAAGCTCCACTAGCTATTTTTATATTAGCTGCATTATTAAGATCTATCCATCTAACATAATCTCCTGAATTGAGTTCGGTGATTTCATCTATGTATCTATAATTTTGTAAACGTTTATGAAAATCTTGTAATTTCTCTCTCGACAATTGCAATTGCTGTAAAACATTATTTTTTACACTCTTTATTTCAGATAAATTAGTATCTACTATGCTTTCCTCTTTTACATTTTGTATAGCAGTGACAAGTCGTTCTTTATCAACCGGCATATAATACTATATAATATGTATAGAGTTATATTTAACAATGTTTAGAAACAATATTTATAAACAATATTTATAAATAATATTTATAAATAATAATTATAAATATTCTTTATATATAACTGATATTATAAAACAAAAATATATGTATATGTTAAGTAGAATATTGATATGCATAGATATGCGAATAATAAAGTCAGTATAGAATTAGTAAAGACGACTGATAAAATTATAAATAATTGTAATGTATTAAATGCTCTTAATAGGGCAGGTTATATACTAAATAATAAAAATTCAGAACTCCTGTATAGATTATATCTAGATTTAAAATCTTCACAAGACGAAATAAATAGGTCACAAATAAAGCATATAGAAAGAACTGTAGATAGTGATAAAACGATTAGTGAAGAATTGTTGGAAGACCTAACGAATAGATATGTAGATGTCAATATACGAGATTTTATATTACGTACACAATCGGTTGAGATTAAATATAGCCTAAGTGAGAGAATCGAATATATTATATATTTTAGGGTATTTGAGGAAGTAGATAATGACCTTCTAGAATATTTGGATATGTGTTCATGTAATATATTTTCTATATTGAAATTTTTATATAAATTTCGCAATCATGATTGTGATATTGAGCGATTAGAATTATACATATACTTAACTGATTTTCGTAAAGTATTGCCTACTTCAAAAAGGATGACAATTGGACCCGGCAATATTAATTCTGGTAGTACACGTCCATGTCAAAAGAGGACCAAAATAACTATATTTAGAAGAGAAGAGTTCATGAAACTTGTTGTTCATGAATCAGTTCATGCATTAGGCATAGATATACCATATCGCTATAATGGTTATTATACTAAAAAATTGGACCAGATATTTGGTATAGAGAGTAGCTACAATTTAAATGAGACCTATACTGAAATGTGTGCGGTAATAGTAAATAGCCTAATGATGGTTTTGCAGTCTGATCATCTTAATACTGATAAAAAAACTATTCAGAAACTCATAGCTAATTGTCTACATATAGAAACCGCATATTCAAGAATTCAAGTAATAAAAATTTTACATTTTATGACCTTATCTCTCAAAGATTTAGTTACACAGTCTAAAAAAGAAAATTATAAAGAAGAGTCACATGTTTTTGCATATTATATATTAAAATATCTGTTGTTGGAAAATCTAGGTGGATTTTTAGATTTATGTGGCGACAATGAAGGACATGTTCTTAATTTTTCTCATGGGTTATCGGATAATGCAAAAAGAGAGAAAATAGAAAAAATTATAAAATTAATACAATCTCTCATAAAAAATAAAGATTTTCTTGATAAATTTGCCAGAGATGAAAAATATTTGCTATCTCCAACATGTCCATTTTTTAAAGGTATAATAACAAAAACGTTACGAATGACAGCATTAGAATTAGCATAAATAATAAAATAAAATATCTAGATAGATATATGAACAATATTAACAATATTTTTAATATTAGTAATATTGCTGATATAGACAACGATAATGGCGATGGAGAAGAACGCATGAGCAATATAGGTAAAGATAAAAATAGTAAAAAAGATTTTAGTAATGTAAATGAATTAAATATATTAAGATATAATAAATTAAGGAAAATGAAGCGAAGGCTATATGAGAACAAGTATGATGATATTCTAGAATTCTTATTAAACCGAAGTATACCAAAGAGAACTGGACGTATAAAAATAACAAATGATAACTTTTTTACACCTGATATAGATAATTATAAAATGTTATTGGAATATGATTTTAAATTAAATGATCTAAAGTCTGTTCTTAAACACTATAGTCTAAAGACTACTGGTACAAAAGAATTATTATTGGTGAGAATTTATAATTATCTCGATCTAACGTCCAATATAGTAAAATTACAGGCCCGTCTTAGAGGTCATTTTGTCAGTAAGTATATATTATTACAGGGTCCCGCTAGAAATAATAGAGAGAAATGCATTAATTGTAATGATTTTTGTACGATGATGGATTTAAAGGATATTCCTCTCTATCAGTTTTTTAGTTTATCAACAGAGAGTAATTATATTTATGGATTCGATATAATGTCAATATACAATCTTTTTTTACAGGGTAACAATGCAGAAAATCCTTATACAAAGAGTAAATTTGGACCAGAAGTATTGGCTAAAGTATTGGAATTTATTAGATATAGTAAATTGCTTAAAATGCCTATAAATACTAATTTTTGTGATCTGACTGTTAATAATGATATAGATAGTCTAAATCTTAGAGCAATTAGCATATTTCATAAAATAAATATGTTAGGTAATTATGCAAATAGTTATTGGTTTACTAGTTTGTCTAGAGAGAATTTAGTTCTTTTTGTAAAGGAACTTATTGATATATGGGAGTACAGAGCTAATTTATTACCTACAACAAAGTGTGATATATGTCCTCCAAATGGAAATCCGTTTAAAAATATAGTTAATAGCAATATTAATAATTATGAATTTGTTAGGATTAAAAAGATAGCTACCACTATAATAGACAATATGGTATCTAATGGCATTGATGATGAAAATAAAAAGCTAGGTGCATTTTATGTGTTGTCTGGGTTAACATTAGTAAATATTGATGCTGCAAACGCCTTGCCATGGTTATATCAGTCGGTTATGCATAGCTAAAATCTTGATGTTTTGCCCTAAAGTAAAACTATTGTTTTTCCTTTTTCATATTTTAAGTTTTTGTTTTTAGTTTTACTTTTTCTAATTTTTATTTTTAGTTTTTTATATTTTTCTTAAAAATTATTACTGTTTTACACGCAATAAAAATATTAAAATGAAAATTAAAAAATATATGATTAAAAACAACTTAAAAAAATAAGATTAGTATTAATTATAAAAACATGCCCTCTTCTGGAAAGAAATCTTCTAAAGCCGAAACCAAAACAACTGCTCCCGCTCCTGCCCCTGCTCCTGCTCCTGCCCCTTCTACTAAATCAACCAAACAGACAAAGACTGCTACAAAAAAAGATACCGAAAAACCAGTTGCGCCTGCTCCTGTTGTAGAGCAGAAGGTTGCTACTGACGAAGTTAATGTTGTAGTTGCTACTGACAGCACTGCTTCGGTAAGCGCCAACTTCGGTGAGTTCTTTACTCGCTTTCAGAAACTACTTTCTGAGTTCGGTCAGCTTCGTTCTGAGCTAAAAACTCTTGAGAAGCGTACAATGAAGGAGCTTAAAGTAGTCAACAAAATGAACAACAAGCGTAAAAAGAAACCCCAGACACGTGCGCCAAGTGGCTTTGTAAAGCCAACCAAAATTAGCGATGAACTAGCTAGCTTCCTTGGAAAGCCATTTGGCAGTGAGATGGCGCGTACAGAAGTAACACGTGAGATCAATGCTTACATTCGTGCTAACAACCTTCAGGACAAGACCAATGGTCGCAAAATCAACCCTGATACTCAGCTAGCCAAGCTACTCAAGGTTACTGACAAAGATGAACTCACCTATTTCAATCTTCAGCGCTACATGAGCCCTCACTTCACAAAGAAAGCTGTAGCTGAGTCGGCTTAAATGGACAACATAACCAAATAACCAAAAAAAATAGAAAAATATAATATAATATAATAAATCGCCAATTTTATTATATTTTATAAAGTAGTTTTTCAAATACTTATTCAAATACTTATTATTTGTATGTTTAGTTTTACTCTTTACAATTCACAATTTACACTCGTTTAATTTTGTTACTCTGTATGATACAAAAAATGTAAAAAGTTGCAAAAAGTTACATTTTTAAAATATAAAAAAAAAATTGATTTAAAAAGTTATCGTGTATATAAATTATATAAGATGGCGATGAGCGATATTGTTAACGGTGCGATGTTTGATTGCGAGAAGGATGTTATTTTCACCAAGCCGAAGGTGAATAACAGCGGTGGAAAGAATATTGGAGTTCTAAATGCTCATACAAAGAAGAGTCTTTATGTGTCGTCGCCTCTAATGCTCACATGGGGAGTAAATGAGTATACTGATGAGAAGAGTGGAAAGGTAACTTATGATATGAGCCTACAATTTCCAAACTCTGAGTATAATACTGATGAGTTATCTC